ATCAAACTCCATCCGACTTATTTCTGGAGCTTCAGGTTCTGGTAATAGTCTCGCTTCAGCTATATCCGCTTGTAACATAAACCACATACTAATAACAGTTGCCATTGCGGCTCCTATACCTAATAACAATGATATGTTTGGCATTTTAGAGGCCATAGAATACATTTTTTTCATTGCTGATACCGGAGTACCGGTTGCTAGTTCTGCAAATCCAGCTGTAACAGCATCGCTTAATTGTTTTTCTAATAGATCTCCACCTAATGTTTTGAATAAAAATGCTCCTCCTGGTATAGAATTAAATACGTCAGCTATACTTCCGGCCATTGCTTTTGCGTCTTTTTGAGCGGCATCAAATTCTGCTCCTAAACCTGATGTGGCAATTTTATCTATTTGTTTAGCTAGTTTGGCGGCTTCCTGTGCTGTCTTTGCCAATTCTTTATAAGCATGCGTCGTAAGTTTACCAGATTTTAATTGAGCTTTATAGCCTTCCATCAAATTCTGTACAATTTTAGAAGTCGATTTACCAATACCTTGAAAATCTTTTAAGTTACCTTTTAATCCAGATTGTAGTTTTGAAGTTATATCTATTAACTCATATTCATTAGTTTTTATACTTTGAGATAATTTATCTAATTTTTCAAATTCTTTAACAACTGACTTAGTATTTTTAACATACCAGCTGCTGCCTCATCTGTAGAGGTTTTTAACTGATTTTGTAGATTAGTCAATTCTTTTTGACTAATGATACCAGCCTTATATTGTTTATTTAATTCCTTTTGCGCATCTGCTTTTGAATCTGCCATCTATTAATCACATTTAGGGTGGTTTGGGTTACGCTTACATAACGTTTTTAAGATTTTATTTAATCGGCCATGGTATGATGTTAAATCGGCTAGAGCTGCTTGTAATTCAGGATCATCTTTTGCGATTTTATAAGCTTTCTTATAACGAGTTTTTAAACTTTTAGCCATGAACATTTTAGCAATACTATCTAGTATTCCTTCATTAAGTTCTTGTATTTTATGTAAGACTTTTTCTTCTGGATCGGACATGTTGATATTCCTTTTTAATAAATATCAACGATGTCTTATTTTAGGAGATTTTGGCGATGAATTACGGGCATTTTTCATTGCCTTTTCATGGTCCTTTTTTTGAGAATCGAATAATTTTTGTAATTTTCTTAGATAGAATACACGTATATATACAGGCATATTATAAACATCTTGGTATGTAAATCCGCCTTGGCTATGATAAACTAAATCAAATATTTGTTCTTGTTTATAAACTTTATAAATTGGAGTCAGGCCAAAAAAAGTCCAATCCGATACTAATCTGGCTACGAAAGGTATCACCGGACTCTCCATCCGGTACTTCTATACTTAAATCAATTTCGGGTGTAATTGATTTAAGGTAAACTCGTATTGCTCGAGAATCTATTGCTAATAACTGATTATCTATAAATTTACGTATTGCGACATTATCTCTTTCACCATCTAATTCTATGATGGTATGTTTTAATATTGTAGTCAACCCTGCTTCTTTCTTTAATTTAGCTAATCCTTTCAATTCGCTATCAATCTTTCGTTGAATGCCATGAGTTAAAAGTCTTAATTTAATTGTTCGTTGAGATGCGGGTAGTTTAAATTTAAATTCATTTATTCCATCTTTTAATAATGACCAATCAATTTCTTTTTCGCCAATTTGAGTTAAATCGACAGTATGTTCAATTTTTTCACCAGATTCTGGATGAGGTATTGATAGTGGATAATCTTTACCATATCCTAATACTCTAGCAGCTATCATGATAGCATTTTTATCGCATAATAAAAGATCATTGTAATCAACCGGTGTTACTATCAATGCTTTAAATAATTTATCTAAAACTACTCCATTCTTAATAAATGATTGATTTGTAAGAATATCTTCTTCTCTAGCAGTCATATATTTCATTTCAATTGTTCCGGAATGAAGAGGATGACCTTTGGGATATAATTTACCTTTACTTGGCAGTTCAACTATTTCAGTAGGAAAGTCATATACTTGCGTTTCTTCTACTGCTTTAGTATTATATTTAGCGGTTGCTACTTCTTTTAATTGCTTATCCGATAATGGCTTGATTGGATATTCATCGTTAACTTGTTGTGACATAATGTTCCTTTAATAACTTTTATTTAATATAAATATGTTAAGTGTAAGAAAGGACGCCAAATAAATGACGCCCCACCTCACAACTTCGGGAGAGAAGTATATTTTAGAATTGTAATATAGCGTAATCGTATTTCAGAGTCAATTCGATGTTAATAGGATCTTCTGTTGCCCAATCCATATCACCAAATGTAGCTGCCGATATAAATGCACCTTTTAAAGTCCATTCTTCTACTTTATCACCAACAGGTCCTAAAGTATTGAAAGTGATATCCTTTTTATAGAAATCTGAATAGCCATCTCTACCTGTAACAGATTCATGATGTAAACGTACCCATTCCATTACTGATTGAGCTCCAGATGGAACTACCGGGTCATATAATGTTACGGTAACGTCTTGCCATCTAGTTTTACCTTTCAACTTACGTTCAACATTAATATGATCAAGAATAACTTCTCCTTGATCTAATGATGGACGTGATGCGGCTTTAATAAGGTATGCTGGAATACCTTCGATATACATGATAAACCTATTAGCCATTTTTGGTTCATATGCTGTATAAAATATTTCAGTTGGGTCAAGTAATTCTGCCATCTTTTAATTTCCTCTTTTATATAAATATCATGCTTCTCAGATTTTATTCTGGAAATGATGCACCTGTTGGCATGATATTAAAGTCAACTACAATAAATTCTGCTGTCTTAGCAGGTTGCATAAATATTTGACCTCTCATTTCGTTTCTATCAATTACATCTGCAGTATTATTAGTACCGTCCATGACAACTTTAAATGCATATAATCCTTGTCTAGATTGTATATTTTCAAAATATGGATTAACTATACTTAAGAATCTATTTCTAGTCGCTGCTGTATTATTTTCGAATACCAAAAATTTGGTCGAACTTGCAATGAATTTCTTAGCCGCTATTAACAATCTACGTACATTTACACGATCTAATGCTGATGCCTTTTTCTGCAACGTCTTTTGTCCAAATACAGTAACTCCGGCATTTGGGAAAGTTGCAATTGGATTCACATTAGAATCATATAAAGTATCTCTATTAGCATGAGTTAATTTACGTTCGGTTTGAACAGCAATATCAATTCCACCTCTATTTAAGCCTGCTGGTGCAAACCATGGTGCTGCTACACGATCATTAAATGCATATACTGATGGTATTAAAGTAGATGCCGGTACCCAAACATTACGTCCTAAATCATTATCAGGAATCTTAATCCATGGCCAATATTCTGCAACATAATTAGAATCTCTTGCTTCTGCCTTAGCAGTCACAGTTGATATTGAAGCTCCATGTTCTACTGGATCGATTACTAAAAAACAATCTCCGCGATCTTCTACCATACCAATTGCCTCTGTTAATACAGTAGCATGATTACTAAAGTTATCTACTAAACCAGGCAATGATAATAAATTAATATCATACTCATCCTGATTTTTTAATAATTTAATTGCATCTATATAAGCATCTTTTGTTGTACTAGTCGAAAGATTAAATCCTTGAATGTTTTCGTTGGTAATATTACTATAAAATAATCTCGGATGAGCAACTGTACCATCTGAGCCTCCATTAAATGATGCAGATGTTGCACTTGGTAATGATCCAGATAAACTAGAATCTCTTACATTTCCATTTTCATCTAAATAATTCAACGTTCTTTGATGTATATCAACACGTACATATTTAGAACGATTTGGATAATCACCAGCATAACTAATAAACGGATCTGATGTCCCACCATCTGATATAGTTGCAGTGGCGTCACCAATTACTTTACCAATATAATTCGACGTATTTGGATCTAATGTTAGATTATTATATTGTTCTAATACTGCCTTTCTAGAATCTGTATCGGTACCTTTCCGAATTAATAATTGGAACGTACCTTTTGCGGTATTAACATTATTAACTTCCCATCTAATATTATTTTCTGAACCAGAATCTAATACATTATTAGTCCCTAATGGACCTGCACTATTTTGATCTTCTCCATGCGATAATGTAGTTAATGTAAAACAATCTGATTGAGTAGAAGTTTCTGTACCTCCACTTAATGTTATAACATCGCTAAGAGTTGTACCTGATCCTGTATCTACAGAAATTGCATTTCCTGATGTTCCTGCACTAGATGCTGTTAATTGTAAATGAGTTGTACCATCTACTGCTGTAACACCAATTGCTGCATTGTTTATTTCAGTCACCAATTCATTTAAATACTTTTCTCCGTTTGAACCGGTATTAAGATAAAATAT